ATGACGGAATAGTTACAGCAGAAAATGTGAGTGCATCACCATCTGCATCAGTAGCGGTTAATGTATATGCATACGCTTCATTTTCCGTACCTGTAAGCACTCCTGTTGACGTTATTACTGGTGCGTTGTTAGCCGCTTCTGAAACTTCTATGCTAAAACTTTGAGTAGTAGTGTCTGTATTATCAGTTACGGTTAACTGAACTGCATTAGCGCCTATATCGCCTGCTGAGGGTGTACCAGATAAAAGACCAGTGGTTGTGTTGAACGTTGCCCATGAAGGAATAGTTACATCAGAAAATGTGAGTGTATCACCATCAGCATCGGTTGCTGTTAATGTATAGGAATATACTGAGTTTTCAACGCCAACTGTAATGGCTGTTGATGTAATAACGGGCGCTTGGTTGCTGTCTGAAATAGTCTCTATGATTATTCGATACCGCTGTACGCCGTGAAGTGTTATTCCGTCTGGATCGCGCAGTATCGTTGAAAACTCTTGGTGTAATTCTATCATGTTATAACCGATCATATTCATATCGGCGTGATGTAGTGAATTGTAAATAGCGTTTTGAATGTTGCCTATAACAGCCATATCACGAACATCAGACCAGCTATGAATATTAAAAGTACCGTCAAACCCTAATCTACAATCATTATCATCGCCATCCATCCCCGCTTCATATAAGACCACATATGGGTATGTTTTTAGCTTTTGTGGGACGTGTGTGAATATAGCGGGTATAGACTCATAATCGCTTAATTGAGTTGTTAATATAGAGTCTAAACGCAATCGACCAATAATCGAAGTAGCAATCTGTACTTGTACACTCATTTGGGTAACCTATCGATGTAAATATCAACCACTTTTTGTATGTTTTCGATTAGCTTTTTCCTGTTGGCTTGCACTGCTGGTTGCAACCAAGGACGCGCACCCATTTTTTTGGTGCCAAACTCTAAATATGTTGCATATGGTAAGTTACTGCCAACCCTATAGCCCGATTCTATTTTATCGGTCGCTATACTTGCAACTAATTTTCCTGTATCTGAATTGGGTGCTTGGCCTACCGCCGCAGCGATATGCGGTCGTGTACCTTTGCCGCTTTGCCTTTGCCGCTTAACTGGCTTGCCTGGTGATGCTTCTTGAATTGACTTAATAGCATAAGTACGTACCTCTTGAGCCGTTACCCATTCGCCGTTCTCAACCGCTTCATTAAATGAACTGCCAAGCTTTCTCATTTGTGTTTGAAAATCCCTTACGCCTGTAAGTTTAACGGTCATTGACTAACGCCCCGCTCGCCTTTGATTACTAGCCACAAGTCAGCCTCTTCTATATTGTCAATGTGCCTTACCTGGTACTCATTACCGCGATAAACTAAGCGCATAACCTCGTCTATATTCGTTCTATATCTAATCGTAAAGTTACTAAATGCGGTTTCACCTAGTTGATCGGCGTGAAGCAATTCAGAACCACTTGTGTTTTTAATCTTTGCCCATAAGTCAGCAACTTTAACCCACGACTGAGTAAACCCGCCTGTATCAGTTGGCGTTGTGACAAGCTCTTGAAGCTCTACTTTGCGATTTAAATCGCAAGGATTTACTTGGCAACATTTCATTTATTAGCCCGGGTGGTTTTATTGCGTCTAGTTTAACGCTTTATTAATTGCATGACAAACACCAACATTAAAACACTAAGCCGCCCATCACAGCATAAGGGCGCAACAATTCTGCCGCTCCGCTATCGCTTACAGCTTTACCAGTATCGCAACCGCCAGAATGACTATGAATGTAGGCCGAACACATAAGGATTGCTTGAATAATAGGCGCTGGAATATCTGCCGCCGTTGCACCATAACCGGCACTATAAACAACCTGTAGAGCGGTGTTTTCTGTGGTGCTATAACCAACTGAATTGAATTGTATTAAGTCTGGCTTGCCTTTCACTATCTTGTAATCGTCAGTAGTTAATACATCACCGTTGACTGTCACAGAAGTAGTAGACAATAGATTTGCATAAGGAATATTTACGCGAAACTTACTAGCATGGGTTACCGGCGATAATGCCGATGTGCCAAACGTTCCGATGACAGGCCAATCTTCATAAGTAAGTGCGTAAGTTCTTGGTAACAATTCTAGGCTTAAAAATGATATGACTAGACGAGTGGCAACTAATAAAGTGCCTGCTATTTTGGGGTCGTCACTGTCAAGCCTCGCCCAATCGATTAACTCTTGAGCCGTTGCCGGGGAAACTAAAACGTCATTTGTTACTATGCTATACATTAAGATTTACTCTTTTTTGCCGCTCGCTTTTTAGTTTCTGCGGGCTTCACTATTTTAAGCTCTGCTACAATACCGTTAGTCAGTCTTTGCGAGGTTTGGGCGTTGTCTGGTAAAGATACAATAGCGCCTTGAGTGCCAAGCGTAGAGGATATTAATATTTTATACTGTTTCATAAGTCACCTGTGTTTTATATATTCTAACCGTTCTATTTATATTCAGCAAATAAGCCTATAAAAAAGGGGCATTTAAGCCCCTTTAACATTTATATTTACTTGGCCTTAAGCTACAGTAAATAAACCCTTGCAGAACGCTTTAGGTAGTGGAATACCTAATGTATAACGTTCTTCACCCAGTATTGCAACACCGTTTTTGATAAAGAAGTCGTCATGTGACTCCGATACTCTAACGCTAACCTCTTCACGATCATAAATTACCGCGCCTTGCGTCCAATCTCCAATTAAGAAGTTGTTAACTGGCATCGCATTAGTAATTACAACAGGTACGCGCCAAACTGCCTGTGTAGCTGTATCTGTAGGCATAGCAACCATCAGGTAATGACCGTCCGTAGCCTTGGCTGTTTCTAGTATCTCCCAATCAACAGGATTTAATACTAAACCAGTCATATTATAATACTCTTGCACCTGGCAAGCTGTAATTGCTGAACGTATATGATCAATCATTGCTGCAGGAATATCAGCCGCCGCCGTTCCATTGGCAAGCTCGCCAACTGTCGAAACACCTGCGTCAACCATCAACCCGGTAAGCTCTTGGCCTGTTCCGTCACCTTGTAGCAATTGCTGATCGGATTTTAGATCAAGTCCATAAACCAAGCGACCGTTCAACAAGCTTTGCATCATAGGCGCATCACTCAAAACTTGCCTTGAAGCCGCAAACCAATGCGCTACTGTGCTGATTGTTTTACTAATCAATTCATAAGTAACTTCTGATTTGGCCTTTGCGACAAATTCACCGCCACCAGTACCGGCAACAGTACCTTGAACATCAGCACTATTGGTAAATACGTTTTCGCGCATATACTCAATAGCATTTGATGCGGTTGGCACTGTGGGTATTAAATCACGTATGCGAATCGCTCTAACTGGGTTTTGATATACAGTTGTGTCGCGGTCTGGACGAACCAAAGCGCCCGCACTAGCGGCTAAACCTGTTATATCTTTCTTGTCCAAAGTAACAACGGCAACTGAACGAGAATTAGACTCGCTGGCGGTTGTATAGTTTTTAGACTCTACGAATGATTGACCGATAGATTTTAAAATCGGGTTTGCTGCATCATACTTTTGCGCTTTAATCTGAATATTTTTAAGTTCAGTGTCCAGCTTTTCAAAAAGCTCCTTAAGCTCATTGTGTGAAACAATTTGAGCGTCTAGCTTTTCTTTTGTTTCAACTGTAGATTCGCCTAATTCTTTAGCCTCTTGCTTTGACTCTTTTTGAAACAAGGCGATGTTAGCGGTGCTTTCATTTAATTTTACTACTAGCTCTTTAATATCCATTAGTGGAACTCCTATAATTATTAACGGGCAAAATACCCAAAGTTTTCAAGGGCTTCTTCAAGCTCTTTCAATTCTTGCGGCTGATTACTCGTTAAAGTGCATTTAGGCGGCTTTTCGGTTAACAGTGCTTTCAACTCAGCTAATTTAATAGCTAAATCGTTGACTTCTTCAAGTGTTAAATTCTCACCTGATAAAATTTGTTCTGATATGCTTTTGACTGACAGTATTTTTGCGGCTGAATTTGCAGGAAAATCTACAGGGCCAAACTCAAATAATTTAACTTCGTGAATGTGTCTTATGCCACCGTCATCAATATTGCTTTTGCTTTGAGGTATATTGAATTGAATTGATTGCTCAGTAAGAACCCCATCACGCGCAAGTTTGAGCGTTTCTTCACCGCTTGGCGTGTCTGAAATATAAGCGACTGTTGCCAGCCCTTTAGAATCTTCAAACATTTCAAGAGGCTTGCCAATCAATATAGAGTGATTCCTCATAACTTTAATAGAACTCAATCGTTCGCTAATGGTCTTTTTAAACGCGCCCTTGTGAATAACGTCACCGACTTGATCTAAATCCCACGTTGCAGCATAGCCTGATATTTCACGTTTATTCATATCAACGTCAGCTTTAAACTCTATGCTTTTGACTAATGGCACGTTGCGCCCTCTTTTGATTAATTCGGTTTATGTGCTTATTTTACCACTTGTTTGCAATATTACGCAAATTACAACGAATAACCCGCTGCGCATCTGCAATTTATAATTTCTTTGGCACTTCCTGAAGTGTCGCCTGGTTGCATTAATAAATCATCACCGACAACAAAAGGGTTGTCTATCTCCACTTTCTGACCGTTAGCCACTAAGTGAGTCATCCTTGTTCTTTCTGTTGGTGACGCTATCCACTCTTTTTTTAATGGAAGCCTTGTTGACTTGGCTGCTAACTGTGTCGAAGCATTGCTTGAACCGTGTGATTCTGTTCTTGCTATCATGCGCCCGCGTAAGCGTGATAATTCACCGCCAGCGTTGTTTATTCTCGATTGTATTAACTGGCCTGTTTGTATTTCGCTCAAGCCCTCCTCAATGCTATCGTCTAAAGCCTCGCGTATTATTGTTAGCGCTTGGCTTTCTGTTGTCCCCGCTATCAATGTTACTTTTAGCGCTGATTGTGTTTTTATCCACAATTGCCGGGCTAGATTAAATTGCGGTGTATTTGGTACATCTTTTTTGATTTCGTTGGCCTGGCAATGCTTCACTATGTTATTTAAAAGCCGTTGACCAAACATTTTATATGATTGTGTGTAGAGTCTTGTTAGTAAATCGCCTATTCTGCGCTCATGTATGATTACAGCGTCTTTATCACTTCTTGCGATTGCTCTCATTGCCCTAGCTATTTCACGCCTGAATAAACCCTCATAACGCCGTGATAACTGCAAATACATGCGCTCTTGTAAAGCCTGTTCGCGTTTCGGTGTTAATCCTGTTATTAGTCTAGCCACTTGAAAGCCTCTTTTCACTGTCCATATGCGAGCGCCTTTAACATTGATTTTACACCATCGTCATTCATGTTTATGCTAGGTTCAGGCGGTTCTATTTCGTCTGGCAAGTCTTCAGGATCAAAGCCCATCTCTAAACGCTTATTGATAGCCTCTGCACTAAATCCCATATTCCAAAGCGTTTCAGCATTCGCTAGTTTCTTTTCTAGTGTAACTTGAAGTGCAGCAACATTTGATAAGTCAAATTCCATACAAACATCAGCGCCAAACTCTGAAGCTAGTTGGTGGTCAAACTGTCGCTTGTATAATTCCAATTGCGGTATAATTGTCTCAGTCCACAATTGCTTCATCATGGCCTCGGCATTTGCCAAATTCAAATCTTCAGTGAAGCCCATAGCACCCAATGGGACGCCAAATACCGCCGCGATCTCAGTCCAA